TATGATTTCAGCGCCCAAACGAATCGTGCGCGGGCCTGATGGCAAGGCGATTGGCATGGAGGTAATTAAATGATTACAACCACAAAAGGCGAAATGGATGAATCTTTGCTTAAAAAGCGCGAAGGCCAAGTAGATACCGATACAGAAACTACTGAGTGGGTTGAATACTGGCTTGGCGAAGAATTAGTCCATCGATCAGTTCATGTAAAACTTAAACACGCAGCCATTGCTGATGGCGCTGCATCATCTTTCTAAGGAAATAAAATGGCAAATACAACAGCAATGTGTACAAGTTTCAAGGGCGAATTGCTCACAGGAACTCACAACTTCACGCCAAGCACAGGCAACACCTTTAAAGCGGCGTTGTACTTTGCGTCTGGTAGCTTGGGTGCAGCGACCACTGTTTATTCAACGACCAATGAGGTTACGAATACATCAGGCACAGGCTACACTGCGGGCGGCGTTACGGTCACTAATGCAAATGCGCCAGCAACAAGCGGCACAACCGCATACTGGACGCCATCAGCCAGTTTCTCATGGTCTGCCTTGACGGTTACAACGGCTTTTGATGCTGTTTTAATCTACAACTCAAGCTCTGGCAACAAAGCAGTTAGCGTTCACAACTTTGGCTCGCAAACAGTAACGGCTGGCACTTTTACGTTGACCATGCCAACTAACGATGCGACCACAGGTCTTTTGCGTATTGCGTAATGGCACAAGGGCCTTGGGACACAGGTACTTGGGATGATGCTCAATGGGATAGTCTCCCATTAACAGGCAATCAGGCTACGGGCGGCGTTGGCAGCCCTAGTGTCGCCGTTAGCGCAGCATTAACAGGCGTTCAGGCCACAGGCGCTGTTGGAGTTGTTTTAGAGGCAACTGTTGCCACATTAACGGGCGTATCAGCCACAGGCGCTGTTGGCTCGGTTGTTGGCAACATAACCATTGGGCTAACTGGTGTCCAGGCCTCTGGTTTTGCAGGCAATCAAAGCGGGTCAGTGACTATCGCCCTGAGTGGCGTCTCGGCTTCAGGACTAGCTGGCTCTATAACCCCTAACAGTTCAATTGGCATCAATGGTGTATCAGCAACAGGATTTGCGGGATCCTTTGCATCAATCTTAAAATCAATCCAATTAACGGGTGTCCAGGCTACGGGCGCGGTTGGCACTCTTACGGCTTTCAAGCCTATTATCTACATTGACGACACCCATGACCCTGGCCCTGATAAGCGCAAGAAACAACATAAACTTGAGCAAGAAAAGAATAAAAAACGCAGAGACGAGATTGTTGCGGCATACGAGCGCATTGTTGAAGGCAAAATACCCGAAGAAATAATTGCGCCTTACGTTGAAACATTTGCTACAATCGCAACGAAGCAAAATGTCACATTGACAGACATTCAGAAAATGCTGTCTAATTTGGACAAAATGCAGTTAATTTGGGACGACCACATCGAATCAGATGACGAGGAAATTTTGCTACTATGAGAACAACTTACGTTATGCGTAATGGCGAATTGGTTGAAAAACACAAAGCCAGTGACGATATACAAGCTCCTATGATAATGGGCGACATTACCCCTTATCAATCAATGATTGACGGTTCTATGATCCAGAGCCGAAGCCGACACCGCGAGCATCTGAAAGCGCATGGATGTATTGAGGTGGGCAATGAATCAATGGAAACAAAAATCACACCGCCTTCAAGCGAGAAACGGCGTGAGGTATTGGCTCAACAGTTGGGAAACATGACCCAAAACGAGGCCAATCAAATCATGAATTCATTGCGTGAGCAAGTCAATCAAATGAAATATCATAGGAGATAACTTTGGATACTACAGAACCCATCGTCCCAACAGAAGCGCCTGATAATCGCCGAGAATTACTTTCTCAGCAATTTGATGAGGTAGCTCAAGCCGAACCCGCAAAATTCCAACGTGACGATACTGGGAAATTTGCTTCTGCGAATGAAGCGCCTGTAGAAGAACCTGTAGAAGAACCCGTCTGGAAACGTGCGCCAGCAAGTTGGAAGAAGGATTATCACGAAGTTTGGCAAACTGCCGACCCAAGGATGCAAGAGTATGCCTGGCAGCGTGAAGAACAAATGCGCAAAGGCGTTGAGCCTTTAATCTCCAAAGCGCAGTTTGCAGATCAGATCAATGAGGTGGTTAACCCTTATTTGCAGACGATCCAAGGCATGGGTTTAGATGCACCCAAAGCGATAAAAGCCTTGTTAGAGGCTGACAATATGTTGCGAACTAGTAATGGGCAAGAAAAATTGCAATTATTTAGTAGATTAGCGCAGCAATATGGAGTAAACTTAAATGAAGTAAACTTCCCTCAAGGAGTTGACCCGACAATTTACGCACTACAAAACGAACTAAACAATGTTCGTGGTGAAGTGATTGGCTGGAAACAGCAACAAGAGCAAGTTCAAAATCAGCAGCTTTTAGGCGAAATTGAAAAATTTAGCTCTAAAGCCGAATATTTTGAAGAAGCGCGTCCGACCATGATTCAACTCCTACAGAGTGGCGTGGCGCAGACGTTAGAGGACGCATATGAAAAAGCTGTGCGCCTCGACCCTGAGTTATTTGACAGCGTACAAGTCAGCAAACAGGCCGAATTGGATAACGCAAAACGAGTAGCGGCAGACCGAGCAGCGAAATCTGCAAGGGCTAATGCGGTTTCGGTAAAGAGTTCCACACCAGGAATGGCTACCAAAAACAATGCTCAAGATAGGCGCAGTTTATTGGCAGAGCAATTTGACCAAATAGCTGCACGACTTTAATTGATATAGGAGAATTATTATGGCATTTGCCAATTCCAGTATCAGCGACATCATTGCGACCAACATTCAAAGCCGTACTGGTGAGTTAGCTGATAACGTCACAAACAACAACGCCCTTTTGCGTAGACTCAAAGACCGTGGAAATGTGAAAACATTCTCTGGCGGTAACGTGATCTTGCAAGAGATTATGTACAACGACAGCACCACAAATAACACGAATTCTTATTCAGGTTATGAAGTGTTGAATGTCTCACAAAACAGCCCTATCAGTTCTGCTCAATTTAGCATTACTCAATATGCCGCTGCCGTGTCTATTTCTGGTTTGGAAATGATCCAGAACTCAGGCAAAGAAGCTATTATTGATTTGCTCGATGGCCGTATGATGGTTGCTGAAGCTCAATTGGCCAACCGCATTGGTGGTGACATCTACACAGATGGCACAGGCAACAGCGGTAAAAACATCACAGGCTTGGGCGCTGCCGTACCTGATGCACCCTCAACAGGAACTTATGGCGGCATTAACCGTGCTACCTACAGCTTCTGGCGTTCACAGAAATATTCTGGCGTGACCGATGGCGGTTCTGCTGTTTCTGCCTCAAACATCCAATCTTACATGGATGCTTTGGCCGTTCAGTTGATTCGTGGTACAGACAAGCCTGACTTGATCGTTGCCGACAGTAACTACTACCGTTTGTATTTGCAATCTATGCAGTCCATCCAACGTGTTACTGATGGTGGCAATTCAACTCAAGGTGCGGGCTTTGCTTCATTGAAATACTATGGCGCTGGCATGGCATCTGATGTTGTGCTTGACGGTGGTATCGGTTCTGCCGCTACTGCAAACCATATGTGGTTCTTGAACACCAAGTATTTGATGTTCCGTCCCCATGCTGATCGTAACTTTGTGCCTATCGGTGGTGAGCGTCAAGCCGTTAACCAAGACGCCATCGTTAAGTTGATTGGTTGGGCTGGTAACTTGACTAGCTCAGGCCCACAATTCTGTGGCGTTCTGATCGCTTAAAGGAGTAAAATCATGGCATATACAGTAACCCCCGTCATTGGTGTTGACTTTAACAACATCGTTAACACCAACACAAACAGCGCAGGAACGGCTGTTCCTACATTTGGCCCCTTGGGTGCTGAAGTATTTGGTTCTGATGGCAAAATTTATGTGTTGGGTCAAGCTAACGCATCTATTTCCGCCTCAACAACAGCTTGCACTATCAATACAACCACATTCTTGGTAACAGCTTCAGGCGGTTCATATACATCGCCCGCAGTTGACCTAGTTTCTGGTAATGTTGCATGGTTCTCTAAAGCATCTGTGTAAAATTAAAGGGGCGGCATAAAACCCGCCCTTTTTTAATCAAGGAATTAAAATGGCTATCCCCTCACGAATTCTTGGCGCAGGAAACTCGCCTTTGTCTACAGTTTCCATCGCTGGTGATGGCGCTGTTGGCATTGTTGCAACGGGTTCAACTGCCGCTACCGCAACACAATTGTCGGCTGTGTTCAACACAATCACAACTTCATCTGCTTCTACAGGCGTTAAATTGCCTCCTACAGAAGCGGGCGCAATGGTTGGTATTCGTAACGATTCAGGTCAAACAATTACTGTTTACCCTTACAATACTAGCTCAACCATCAATGCAGCAGCAACATCTGTTACATTGGCAACGGCAAAGAGTATGATTCTTTTTGCTCCAAGCGCAACAACTTGGGCATCCGTCACTTCAGCATAATCCCCACAGGATAAAAAATGGCACTAGATTCCGATATTGCAAACGCAGACACACATCTGCACGTTGAGTTTTATACATTTGACAAAGCACCGTACAAAGACATCCCATTTGTGCGAATTATGGTTCCTGGCGATAAGTACAACATCATTGAACAGCCCGTTCGTGATGACCATAAAGAGCGCTTTCCCCGTCAATGGTTGCACTATCAAATGCAAAACTCAGAGGGTGGGCCTGTTATCGGCACAACCTTGCAAAATTGGCATCTAGATCGCCCTGAAGAATTTACAGACGGCCAAATGGCTGAACTGCAAATTCTAAAGTTTCAAACTGTTGAGCAAGTTGCAACCGCAAGCGATGCTCAACTTCAGCGTGTTGGTATGGGCGCTGTTGGATTGCGTGAAAAGGCAAGAGCATATCTGCTAAGACGCAATCAAAGTGAGAGTTCATTTGAATTAGAGCAAACCCGTTCTGAATTGAAAGAATTACAAGAGCAAGTTAAAGCCTTGTTGTCTGAAAAAGCAAGAGGCCGCCCTAAAAAAGAGGTGTAAATTATGTCTAGCACTATGCTCCAGTTAGTGCAGCAAGTTACCAATGAATTAGGCGTGTCAACACCGACAAGTGTTGCTGGAAATACTAATCAAGATGTTATCCAAATTCTTGCGTTAATGAACGCAAGTGGATACGAATTCTTGCGCAAGCATCCTTGGCGAACCCTTACAAAGCAAAAGCAGTTCTACACCGAATATCTGACCACCACAGGGACATGGAGCGATGATGGGCTGTCCATCACAAATATCCCATCTACCAATGGTTTAGATAGCACCTACATGGTGGTTGGCACAGGACTTGACCAAAATACTTTCATTCAAACTGTAGATTCAAGCACCTCTGTCACTTTAACTAGAAAAACGACAGAGGCGGGCACAAATGCAACCGTGTACTTTCAAAAGATGAAGTATGCGTTTCCAAGCGACTATGAAGCCATCATCCCAAGGACAATGTGGGACAAGGATAAACATTGGGAGATGCTTGGCCCTGAAGATGCACAGCAATGGGAATGGTTGCTGTCAGGATACATTGCTACAGGCCCTCGGATTCGATGGCGTTTGTTTAGCAAGTATTTTCAAATATGGCCAGGCTTCTCAAGCGCTGAGTTTTTGGGCTACGAGTACCGTTCAAATGCATGGGCAATGAGTTCTGCTGATGAACCCAAGACATCGTTTACTGCTGACTCTGATACTTGTATCTATCCTGATCGTTTGATGGTTTTGTCAACCAAGCTCAAATATTTTGAGGCTAAAGGTTTTGACACAACGGCCATGTATCGCAACTATTTGGAAGAAATGGAAGCGGCTATTGCTTTGGATATGTCTGCGGCTAATTTGTCGTTTGCACCAAGGCCAGGCACGATTTTGATTGGCTACGACAACATTCCTGACAGCGGTTATGGGGCATCACAGTAATGAAAATTGCCCAAAGAACTGCCGCTAATGTAGCGAGTATTCCTGCGCCCGTTGGCGGGTGGAATGTGCGCGATTCGTTGGCCAATATGTCGCCAACAGATGCGGTGACGATGACTAATTTCTTCCCTACTGTTTCAAGTGTAAACTTGCGCGGTGGGTTCAGCAAATGGTCAACGGGTATCACAGGCCAAGTTGATACGGTCATGGCCTATGAGACGGGAAGCGTCAGCAAGCTGTTTGCGGTTGCCAATGGTTCAATTTACAACTGCACAACCAAAGGCGCGGTGGGCGCTGCTGTGAAAACAGGACTTACTAACAGCCGTTTTGAGCATATCAACGTCACAACCGCGGGAGGTAGCTTCCTTTATGCTTGCAATGGCGTAGATGATCCACTCCTCTACAACGGCACAACGTGGCAAAGCGTCAACGCCTCAAGCTCACCCATCGCTATTACGGGCGTGACCACAAACAAGCTGAACAATGTCACCTTGTTTAAAAACCGTGTTTGGTTTATTGAGAAAGAAAGTCTAAAAGCATGGTACTTACCGACCAACTCAGTTGGTGGCGCTGCCGAGGTTTTAGACTTGAGTTCTATTGCCCGAATGGGTGGTTACATTGTTTCTATTAGTGCTTGGACAATTGATGCGGGTTATGGCGTAGACGATAACCTTGTTTTTGTGACTTCACAGGGCGAGATTATTGTTTACCGAGGTACTGACCCCGCCTCTGCTAGTACATGGGCTTTAACGGGCATTTGGAAGCTCGGAGCGCCTGTTTCTAGGCGTTGTTTGTACAAGTATGGTGGCGACCTATTGGTTTTAAGTTTGGACGGTCTATTGCCGTTGGCTTCAGCGTTGCAATCAAGCCGACTTGACCCAAGGGTTAATCTATCAGACAAGATTCAGGGCGCTATTACTGAGGCGACAACGGCTTACCAAAATTCATTTGGGTGGGCTTTGCTTTATCACGCCAAAAACAATGCTTTGTGGATCAATGTGCCTGTTGGCCTTGGTGCGCAAGAGCAGTTTGTGATGAATACGATTACAAAGTCATGGACAAGATTCACGGGATGGAACGCTAATTGTTGGGAGACATTTAACGACAACCCATATTTTGGCGGTGATGGATATGTTGGCTTGGCTTGGGATGGGTTTGCCGATGATGGCAACGAAATCAATGCTGTCGTTTTGCAAGCATTTAACTATTACGAAAGCCGTGGCGTTAAAAAATATTTCACACGAGCAAGACCCTCTATTTTTACAGATGGAGCGCCCACAATTTTGGTCGGTATTAATGTTGATTTTAGTTTGGCAGACACAACGGGGACTTTAAACTTCAGCCCATCCAATTATGGAATATGGGGAACGTCAACATGGGACAACGCATTGTGGTCAAGTGGGACGATCATCACAAACAACTGGCAAGGCGTCACAGGCATTGGATATTGTGCGGGTATTCAGCTAAAATCAGCATCAAAGGGCTTGCAAATTGAGTGGGCTTCAACCGATGTGGTGTTCCAACAAGGATGGGCTGGCATATGAACGCAAAAATGGAAAGATTTGCCGATGTTTCAGCCGAAGCCGTGGCGCTTATTGGCAAACATTGGGCTGAACTTTATGGCAACGGCAACCTAAAAAGCGATTTAGGCGGCATGATTGAGCTAGAAAGAACAGGAAATTTCGCATATTTCACTTTGCGCACCGAATCGGGTGAATTGGCGGGTCATGCGGGTTTTATGGTGTTCAGATCGCCTTTTTATGGCGCAATGCAAGCATTAGATGTCTTTTATTATGTTTTGCCTGAGCATCGAGGCGGTCTTGGAATTTGCAAAATGCTGAAATTAGCAGGGCAAATGCTCAAAATCAATGGTGTTAGCCAAATTATGATTAGCCACAAAAAAGATCAAGATTTGAGCGTGTTGCTTCAGCGAGCAAACTATGAACCATCAGGCGAAACATACGAATTTAAGGAATAAACATGGCTTTCTTATGCCCACAACCCAAAGCCCCCGCAACGCCTGATTACGCTGCGGCAGCTACTGCTCAAGGTCAAGCAAACGTAGAAACGGCCAAAACCCAAGGGTATTTAAACAACCCTAACGTGATTGGCCCATTGGGTAGTCAAACGGTCATATTTGACCCTGTTACAAATCAGCCAACGATAATGCAGAACTTGACCCCAACGGCTCAAGCTACGTTGGAGGCACAGCAAAGAGTTCAGCAAGGCATGGCAAGCCTTGGTGAAAAGGGTTTATCAAGCGCATCAGACATCATTGGCAAGCCGTTTCAGTACACAGGGCCAGGTGGTATTTTCTCACTTGCCAATTCGGGAAATATTCAAGGTTCGCCTGACTTAACAGGAATGGGTTCAGCTAGTGGTGGATTTATGGGCGATAAAGCCTACGGCAATGTCACGGGTGGAACTGCTCAAGGAAATGTTCAAAGCGGTCAAGCATATGGTTCTGTTGATAGTGGTTTAGCGCAAGGTTCTGTTGCCAATCCTCAAGCAAGTGCCAATTTTCAAGGCGGCCAAGCCGTTGGCGGTGTTTATGGTGGAACTGCTAGAGGTAACTTCCAAGGTGGAACGGCAACTGGTGGCGTAAGTGGCCCAACTTTGCAAGACAGTTACGGCAACTATGGACAAGTTCAGGGTGCGCCAAATTTAGGCGGTTATGGTTCTGCTTCATCTATTGGCGCGGGTCAATATGGGCAAGCTCAAGGCAATGTTGGTGCAAATCAGTATGGTTTGGCACAAGGTAGTGTTGGGGCAAATCAATATGGTTTGGCGGGTGGTATTAACCCATCTCAATATGGCACGGCACAAGGCGGTGTTGAGGGCGTTAATCTTCAGCAATCACTTGGCAACATTGGTCAAATCAATCAAAACCTGAACGCCAATAATTACCTTGCTAACAACCAATTAAATTTGAGTAATGTGGCTCAAATGCCTGTTAATGCGGGTATGACAGGCCAAGCGGCAATCATGGCTCGGCTTGCGCCTCAATTAGAGCGCCAACAAAAACTGACTGCTCAAAGTTTGGCTAATCAAGGTTTGGTGGCGGGTGGTGAGGCATATACAAATGCAATGCGAGATCAAAGCCAACAACAAAATGATTTGTTGACCCAAGCGGCTTTGCAAGGTATTGGTTTGGATACTGCGGCTAATCAACAAGGCTTTAATCAAGCCTTGGCTGCGGGTCAATTCGGCAATACAGGCATACAACAAAACTTTGGCAATGCTTTGGCGGCTCAACAAGCCCAAAATGCGGCTCAAGGCCAAGGCTTTAACCAACAGTTGCAATCAGGTCAGTTTGGCAACCAAGCTCAATTGGCAAGTTTTGGTGTCAATTTGCAGAATCAACAAGCGGGCAATCAAGCAATTGCTCAAAATTATGGTCAAGGTTTAAATGCACAACAATTGGCAAACCAAGCGGCTGCTCAAAACTTTGGTCAAGGTATAACGGCTCAAAATGCCGCAAATGCCGCTATTGGTCAAAACTTTGGACAAGGATTAGCTGCTCAACAAGCCGCAAATCAAGCCGTTGCACAAAACTTTGGACAAGGAATGACCGCATCTAATGCGGCAAATGCGGCAATACAACAAAATCAAAATGCGGCATTGCAACAACAAGCGGCCGCAAACCAAGCTCAAGCGCAACAGTATGGTCAGGCACAAGGTAATGCTCAGTTTGCCAATCAAGCCCAATTAGCGGGTTTTGGTGCAAACTTGCAAAACCAACAAGCACAAAACCAAGCTATTGCTCAAAATTCTGCACAAGGATTGGCGCAACAACAGGCTTACAACGCTGCTATTGGTCAGAACTTTGGTCAAAATTTGCAAAATCAACAAGCCTACAATGCCGCAATAGGTCAAAATTACCAACAAGGCATGGGTCAGCAAGCGGCACAAAATCAAGCTGCGGCTCAGAATTTTGGTCAAAACGTAACTGCTCAACAGTTGGCAAATCAAGCAGTTGCCCAAAATTTTGGCCAAAACGTAACAAATCAGCAACTTGGAAATCAAGCTACACAGCAAAATTTCAGCAATGCGTTGGCTGCACAACAAGCTCAAAACCAAGCGATTGCACAGAACTTTGGTCAAAGCGTTACGGCTCAACAACTTGCAAATGCGGCTGCGGCTCAAAATTATCAGCAAGGCATGGGTACGCAATCAATGCAAAACCAAGCGCTTGCGCAAAATCAAGCCATTGCCGCCCAACAACAACAATTGGCAAATGCCGCGCAACTTCAGCAGTACAACCAAAACCTTGGTGCGGGTCAGTTTGCTAATCAAGCGGCCACACAAGAGTTGCAGAAACAACTTGCTTTGCGCAATCAGCCTTTGAACGAAATCACGGGCCTGATGAGTGGCTCACAATTGCAGATGCCTCAATTCCAAGGTTACAACCCAACAAACATTGCCCCCGCACCAATATTTGCGGGTGCGCAAGCACAGGGTAATGCGGCATTGCAGAATTACGGTATTCAGCAAGCTGGCGCTAATGCTATGACAAGCGGTTTGTTTAATCTTGCGGGTGCGGCATTACCAGTTGTGTTTCCATCTGACCGCAGATTAAAGTCAAACATTGAGCGCATTGGCACTCATAAACTTGGTATCGGAATTTATGAGTACGACATCTTTGGTGAGCGTCAACAAGGCGTAATGGCTGATGAAGTTGAGAAAGTCATGCCTGAAGCTGTCTTGATGCATCCAAGCGGTTACAAAATGGTCAACTACGGTTTATTGGGGTAAAACATGGCTAATCAATACGAACAGTTTAATGTTGCAAACCCTTATCAGTTGCAACAGCAAGAGTTGGACAGACGCCAAAAGATGGCTGAGATTCTCCAACAGCAAGCATTTGAACCTATTCAGGCAGGTTCGTATCAAGGCATCCAAGCCCCTATTAGCCCCGTTCAAGGTTTGGCTAAAGTGCTTCAAATGTACTTGGTCAATAAAAACCAAGAGGGCTTAAAAACAGAACAAAAGGCTTTGGGCGAGCAATATCGTGCGGATACTTCTGCTGATATTCAGCGATTAATTCAGGGCTTGCAAGGCCAAGCGGCCAAGCCTGAAATGAAGCAAGAACCAACGGCACGAGACTTTGAGGATAATCCAAACCTTGCGCCATCATTTGCGCAGATGCAACCTGACCAACAAAAAGCGTTCACGATGCCCGCCATGCCCGCAAAAACTGCGGGTATTCTTGACCCATCGTTGATTGGCGAGTTTAAAACGCCTGGTATGCAACAACAAGCCCTGTCTATGTATATGAGCCAACTTGCTCCTAAAGCGCCTTTGGTGCTTAAAGAAGGTGATGTTGCATTTAATCCTACAACAGGCGCTGAAATGTTTAAAGCGGGATCAAAGTCTCCTTTTGGCAATGTCAATCCCGCCCAATTCACTTCTGATAGTTTAAAAGCATTTACAGCGGGAGGCGGCAAAGACTTCTCTTTACTAGTCCCCTCAGTTAGCGCAGACACGCAAGCAAGATTGACACAAGAGCGCGAAATTTCTGATCGTGCATTTAATAATCTATCCGCAAAAGATAAAGCAACCCTCACTAATGATGCGACAAGACTCAATATTAGTGCGGCTGATCTGTTCTTTAACTCGGGAATGAAGGTCGGAGTACCAAACCCCTTGGCAAATCAGCCTGTTACGCAACCCGTTGTTCAGCCCGTGCAACAACCTTTGGCACAACCTTTGGCACAGCCTGTTGCACAAGCCGCAACGCAAGCGCCACAACCAAGACCAGTTGCACCGCCTCAACCTAGACCCGTTGCGCCCCCTGTTGCGCAACCTACAGCGCCTAATTTGGCTTTGGCTGCCGCCTTGTCGCCAAAAGCTCAACAAGAGTTGCAAGTTGGTCAAATTAAAGAACAACAAGCAGCGGCTCAAGCATTGCCACAAGTGATGCAACAAGGTCAAACCTTAATTAGTGGAATTGACCAAATGATTGGCGTTAAAGACGCAAACGGCAAGGTTATTGTTCCTGAACACAAGGGTTTGAAAGATGTTGTTGGCACAATGATTCCCTTTGAATACAAGTTAGGTCAAAGCGGCACTCCTGCGGCTGACTTTAAAGCCCTTTATGACCAAGTTAAAGGTGGTGCTTTCCTTGAGGCTGTTCAACGCATGAAGGGAACTGGCGCTATTTCTGAGATTGAAGGTACAAAGGCCACAGCCGCATTGACAGAAGCCTCAACAGCGCAGTCTCCTGATGCGTTCAGAGCCGCATTGTCCAAGTTCAGAGATGCAATCCAAACAGGCATGAACAATGCCGCTACCAAAGCGGGCAAAGGTCGAATTCCTACCTACAATCCCGCAACAGGAAGGGTTGAATAATGGCTGAAGCATTTAAAACCGTAGAGATTCCCAATTATGGGCCTGTTAACTTTCCTGTTTCAATGTCGGATGACCAAATCAATGCGGCTGTTGTCAAGATTGCTCAAACGCCTGTAAAAATAGATTTGAGGGGCATGGCCTCTGAACCCGCAGTAGAAAAAACAGTTGAATCCCCCGCTATGGTGGAAGGTCGCCAAGCTGACTTATCTTTGCCAAGCAAAATTGGTTTGGCAGCGGCTCAAGGTTTGACTTTTAACTTTGCCCCAAAGATTGCGGGTGCTGGCGCTGCGGGCATGGACATTTTGCAACATGGCCTTAATGCAAACCCGACAGAAACTTACGCTAATACCCGTGATTACATTAAAGGGGTTAATGAGCAATTTAGGGAAACTAATCCTAAAACTGCATTTGTGAGCGAAGCGGTTGGTGGTTTGCCACTATTGCTCACTCCTTTGGGGATGACAAGCAAAGCGGCTCAAACAGCAGAAGCGTTGTCTGCGGCACAGAAAATGGCAATGGCCGCAAAAATGGCGGGTACACAAGGCACTATTTCTGCCGCTGGTGCATCTGACATTAACCCCGTTCTAAACCCCGCAGATTATGCGGCAGATATTGCCAAAAAAGGTGCAATTTCTGCGGCTTCAGGTGGTGTTTTATCAGGCACAGGACAAGGCATTTATAACGTGGGTAGCAATGTTGCCCAAAGGTATATCCCTGAAGCAGCGGTAGATGCGGCTCGGCTTAAACTTGCTCAAGCCTTACAACGTGGTTCAAGTGCAGACGGCTCAAACTCTGTTTTGTTGCGTGTTCATCGTGAAATGGGCTTAAACCCTAACGCAAGCATTGCACAAGCGGGTGGCCCAAGTGCGTTGTCTCAGTTGGATGTGTTGGCCTCAATGCCTGGTCAAGCTAAAACGCTCGTAGAGCGCAGAATTCGTGAGCAACAGACATTTAGACCTGAACGCCTTGCAAATGCGGCTGACGAGGCTTTAGGCACTCAGGGTAAGGGCTTTACGGCCACATTGGAAGCGTTGGATGCGGCTAAGAAAGCAGCGGCAACGCCTTTGTATCAACAACTTGAAAATGTGTCTTTAAGAGTTGACCCTGAATTGCAAAAGTTGATTCAAGCCTCAACATCTGCGCATGGTAAGGCTGAGTTGTTGACGCAATTGAACAGACAGTTGCCGATTGACATTTCTAAGCTAAAGGCGGGCGATGATGTACCTTTGAAGGTTTTGGATGTTGTTAAACAATCACTTTATGACATGGGTGAATCAGCCCGTGGTAAGTTTGGCGAGGCGACAAATACAAGCCGAGCATATGACGATTTGCGAGTGGCATTGACAGACAAACTTGCAGCTTTGTCTCCCGCAGATAAGAACGGCTCAATCTACCGTCAAGCCTTAGATGCGTATGCAGGGCCATCACAGTTGAGTAATGCTGTGGTTAAGGGCAGAACGGCCATGAAGCAAGATGATATTGCTTTGTCGGACTTAATGGGCAATATGTCAAAAAGCGAATTGGAGGCTTTCCGCATAGGTGCGTTGCAGTCTTTAAAAGACAAAGTAGGCACAGAAGCGGGTCAGACTTCTTTGCTCAAGATGTGGAAAGAACCCGCCACAAGTAACAGACTGAAAGAAATATTTGGTGACAACTACCAAAGGTTTGCTCAAGATGTGGCCAAAGAAGCTCGATTGAAGCCTTTAGAGCAAGTCGGAAGGGGTTCGGGTACTTTCTCTAGGATGGCAGGCGCTGAAGATTTGGGCGTGATGCCAACGACTATGGCTGCGGGTAAAGCGGTGGCTAATGCGGCCACAGGCAACCCATTGGCGGCTGCGGGTGAGGCGGCTAATGTTAAAAATAGAATTGGTCAAGTAATCAATCAAATGCCTGAGACAACCCGCAATGAACTAGCTAAAATGCTGTTATTGCGTGGCCCAACGGGGCAGTTAGAAGTTGAAAACACAAAGAAATTGATCGAAGCTCTTAACAAACGATCAACACAAATTCAAACGGGTGCGGGTTCAATCATTGGGCAAAACCTTGACCAATACGGCAGATAAGGAAACAAAATGAGTTACAACGGTTCAGGCACGTTCAATATCAACACAGCGGGTCAGCCCGTTGTCACAGGCACAACCATCACTAGCACAGCATTTAACTTGCTGACCGCTGACTTGGCAACGGGTTTATCTACTGCGTTGACCAAGGATGGACAAACAACCCCAACCGCAAACATCCCTCTAGGGGGATTTAAGATCACGGGTTTGGGCGCGGGTACTGCGGCAACTGATGCGGCTCAATATGGCCAACTTCAGGCGGGTGCAACAACCATTGCAACCGTAACAGGAACAGACACTTATGTGGGTACGTTATCGCCCGCAATTGCCGCTTATGCAACGGGTAATTTGTTCTCATTTGTTGCGCCTAATACGAATACGGGTGCGGCCACAATTAACCTGAACAGTTTGGGTGCTAAGAACATCACAAAACTCGGTTCTACGGCTTTGGCTGCGGGTGACATTGTGAGTGGCCGTGTATATCAAATTGAGTACGATGGCACACGGTTTCAGTTGCTTAACCCATCAGCCTCTACTGTTGCATCGTTTAGTGCGGGTTCTACGGGCTTTACGCCATCCTCTGCTACGACAGGCGCAGTAACTCTTGCGGGTACATTGGCAACCACTAATGGCGGCACAGGACTGACATCCTTTACTTCTGGTGGAGTTGTTTACGCATCTTCATCAAGTGCGCTTGCTACAGGTTCTGCGCTTACTTATGACGGTTCAAATTTTCGTGTTAATTCGGGGACAAATTGGGCTACATCTACAGGCGGTGTTCAATTATCAATGGATGGGGCTGGCTCTGATGCCTATCTAACTACTTACTATGATGCACACACATTAACATTAGGTGCGGGTGTCTCTCTTAAAAATTTAATCAAAATTTCTGGTAGTGCCGCAGGAAACAACATTCTTTTTAACGTCAATAACTCCGAACAAATGCGCCTAACCAGCACAGGTCTAGGTATTGGTACAAGTAGTCCTGCTTCTGCTTTGTATGTAAAAAGAACTTCTGGCAACTCTGGAATTTATACCGATTACAACGGCACTAATGTTGGACGCATTGAAGCGGCTTCTAATGGTAATTTGTACATTGGATTGACTACAGGTTCTGGCGATTTAAGTATTGGCAATACAGCAAACGCAAATGCTTTTATTCTTAACTCCTCAGGCAATCTAGGATTGGGAGTTACTCCTAGTGCTTGGAATGCATATGTAGCTTTGCAAATTGGAAATGGATTCCTTGCTAATTATGCAGCAACCGCTGACACTTATATTGGAAGTAATGCTTATTATCAAAGCGGATTTAAATATACAACTTCTGGTCAAGCCGCTTCAGCTATACAAATTGCAAATGGGGGGTTTGGTTTCAAAATAGCCCCATCAGGCACAGCAGGAAACGCCATTACCTTTACTCAGGCAATGACTCTGGATGCTAGTGGTAGATTGCAAATTGGAACTACAAACTCGGCAAGCGCAACTATTCGTGGTTTAGGAGCTTCTAACGCCAACGCTTATTATTACCTTGATGCCAACGGCCCATTTGGTGGTAGCCCATCGTACAGTTCAATTCTTGGTTTTGCACTGTACACAGACTCTGGCGCACGTTATAACTCACATGCCGAAATTGCGTGTGTTGCTGATTCAAATTATTCAGGTTCACTTACCTTTTCAACACAAAACCCAGGCACATATCCGAATACAGTAACAGAGCGGATGCGTCTTGCGTCGGGCGGTCAGTTGTTAATTGGTACTACAACACTCTCTGGTACAAACCGCCTTGTTGTTGCAACTACCACAGCAATAGATGCGGCCATGACGGTTAAAGCCGAGTTAGCAAACTACGCTTCTATTATCAACATTGAAGCCCAAAATGATAATGGTGCTATTTATAACTACATTGCATCAAACACAACTGGTGTTACTCAGCATTGGAAAATTAGTGGTGGTGCGGCAACCAACACAATGGCGTTTTCTACTGCTGGTTCAGAACGCGCCCGTATAGACTCAAGCGGTAACTTGCTGGTGGGGACTACGACGGCCTATGCTCATTTTGCTTCCAAAGCCGTAGCAGGCCAAGCGGCAGGATGGTTTAGCGTTGCAACAAATGGTGATGCGGGTATATTTTTTGCAAATGCATCAAACACAACTGTTGGTAGCGTTACTGTAAATTCAGCAGGTGTGCTTTACAACATCACTTCTGATTACCGATTAAAAAATGTAATTGGTGCTGTTACAGGACATGGTGAGCGTCTTGATGCGCTTGAGCCTATTGAGTACGAATTAAAATCTGACAACTCACGCACTCGTGGCTTTTTAGCTCATAAATTCCAAGAAGTTTATGCAAGCAGTGTTTCTGGTTCAAAAGACGCTGTAGATGCTAATGGAAACCCTGTTTACCAAACAATGCAAGCAAGCACTTCTGAAGTTATTGCTGACCTTGTTGCTGAAATTCAATCACTTCGTAAACGCCTTGCAGACGCAGGCATCTAACCTTAAAGGAAAACATCATGTCCATAACTTGGAAAATCTCTACCCTTGATCGTGAAGTCTCTAATGGCTTTGTAACTACAGCCCATTGGACAGCTACAGCAGTAGATGGAGAACACTCTGCCTCTGCCTACGCAACAGTCTCATGGCCTGAAGGCACTCCTGCCGTACCCTACGCAAACCTAACAGAAGCTACTGTTTTGGAATGGGTGTGGAACGCTGTTGACAAGTCAGCTACAGAGGCTTCTTTGGCGGCTCAGATTGCTTTGCTGAAGAATCCTATTAAAGCAACTGGTACACCTTGGGGTCAAGCATGAAATTAGAATTAGAAGTCAATGAAGTGCAATTCATTTTGCAAGCTCTTGGTCAATTGCCATCATCTAGTGGTGTGTGGCCATTGTTAGTTAAAATTAAAGAGCAAGCCGAAGCACAGTTACCCAAAGACGTGGAGTAATTATGGATGAAGTGACCCACAAGCAAATCTACGACAGGCTCGTTGAAGTCGAAACTAAGGTAGATAGCATAGACAAGAACACTAAAGGGCTTGTAGAGGCGTTTGATGCGCTTCAAGGGGCTTTTAAAGTGCTTGGATGGGTTGCTTCAGCCGCTAAACCTATTCTGTGGGTTGGTGGGTTGGTGATGGCTGCGGGTGCTGCTTGGCAGACCTGGATCAAAAAGTAGGTCATGTGAAATGGCTTATTTTATTAGTTCTCTTTTTTGTTTTTTGGGTGAGTGCAAAAGCACCTTGCACAATTTCAGACTTCTACGCTCTGACTTGGTTGGGAAACCCGTTGGAGAGGCATCAAAGATTGTCGGAGTGGCTCACCAAAAATGGTGATAACTGCTCATCTGAGCAACTAGCGGGCATTTGGAATAATCTTGCGGCATGGGCGGGGACGGCAGATAGTGGGGAATTAAGAAGCAAAGTTTTGTTTTACTATGCTAAAGCTGTTGAGAGGGAAAAGAAGTGATAACCCTGAACAAATGGTATCCAATGATTCAGCCAACCTATGACGCAAGAATGGTGGCGTTTGACAAAGCGATGGAAAAGAAATTAGAACAATACAAAGAAGCCGTGGAATGTAAGAAACAAGCCATCAAGACGCAAGAATTAGAAGTTGAGCTTTACAACAAACGAGCTAGTGAAAATACAATTTCGTTGGAGAATATTAACAATCACCGACGTTTTGCAATATTTGTGTGAGGACAAAATGGAAGATTCAAGAAACAAATTGACATTTTGGGTGACGTTCATGGTGAGCGCCACTCTTTGCCTTTGCATCCTTGGAATGGTGACGGCTTTTCTGCTTGGCCTGTGGGCTAAAGAAGTTGATAACGCTGAAATCTTTGCCATGTTGCACCCTGCTTTTCAAACCATCATTGGTGGCTTTATTGGCCTCTTAGCGGGCGTTAAACTTTCACAAAATCAGGATGAAAAATGATCGGACTAGATTCACTTTTAAACATTGGCGGCAAGCTCATTGACAAGCTAATTCCTGATCCTGAAGCCAAAGCCAAAGCGCAGATGGACTTGGCTAAAATGGCTCAAGATGGCGAGTTGGCAAAGATGGCTAACGAGACTGAGTTATACAAAACCGAACAAAACAACCTCACACAGCGTGTTCAAGCGGATATGGCATCTGACTCTTGGTTGTCCAAGAATATTCGCCCTATGACCCTTATATTCCTTTTAATTGCCTATTCAGGCTTTGCCATCGCCTCAATCTTTGAGTACGAGACTCGTGGTGCTTATGTCGAGCTACTTGGTCAATGGGGGATGCTTGTGATGTCGTTCTATTTTGGCGGCAGAACACTTGAAAAAATAACCGACAGGGTGAAAAAGTGAAGTTAACTGAACATTTTTCCCTTGAAGAACTGACCCACACCGACCACCGTGAATATGATAATACGCCAAATGATGCAGAACTGGAAAACCTCAAACGCCTCGCAGAGTTCCTTGAGGAAGTCAAACAGACCTTGGGCGGGCGACCAATTATGGTTAACTCTGCTTTTCGCAGCAAGCAAGTCAACGATGCGGTGGGTTCTAAAGATAGCAGTCAGCATCGCATTGGTTGTGCTGTGGACATCCGAGTTCCTGAATTAACGCCTGACCAAGTGGTGCGGACTGTCATCGCATCAAGTCTGGCTTACGATCAAGTTATTCGGGAATTTGACCGTTGGACGCATTTAAGCATTCCAAACACCCCCGATGCAAAACCCCGTAAGCAAGCACTTATTATTGATAAACAAGGCACTAGACCGTTTGTTTAAATAAAAACGTCACAAATATTTACTAAGGTGTTGAAATGTCTAATATTCCAACATCACAAGATGCTGAGTTTTTTGCACTTTGTGTAAAGAAATGGCAATCAATTCTTCACCTTGGTGATTGGAGAATTGAAAAGGGACTAAAACCCGCCAAGCAAGCAATGGCCTCTGTTGAGTTTAACGAGGGCGCACGATTGGCCACCTATCGTTTGGGTGACTTTGGTGCTGAAAAGATCACAGATGATATTCTAGAAGCCACAGCTTTACATGAGGTATTACATGTATTCCTACATGACCTTATGGCCGCAGCGCAAGACCCAAAATCATCAGAAGAAGAAATAGAAAAACAGGAACACCGCATAATAAATCGACTTGAGCAACTGCTCCTAAAGGATTCCAATGGTTTCAACTAACGGGCTAACCGCTTGCTCTGATGAGGAATTCCTTAAACTTTGGGATCAGTACCAATCAACGTCAAAGATTGCCAAAATTTTATGCGTTACTGATCGAGCCGTTGCTTATCGTAGACGCAGGATGGAAAAAGAGCATGGTGTTTTGCCCGCAGCAGACCATCGAGGCGCTTTGTACGATGAGAGACAGAAATCATTTTCCCCGTTAAGGCAGATTGATCTTGGAATACTAGATGGGACAGTCATTGTGTTCTCTGATGCCCACTTTATACCTGGTCAACGATCAACGGCCTTTAAGGGACTTCTGTGGGCTATTGAGACACTATCCCCTAAAGCGGTTATCGCAAATGGAGACAGTTTTGACGGGGCAGCCATTAGTCGCCATGATCCAACTGACCAACCCGCTACAACTGTTTTACAAGAATTAAAGGCTTGTCAGGGCGCTTTAGGTGAGATTGAGGAAGCCGCCAAAGCCGAGCGCCACAACGTCAAACTGATCCACACATGGGGCAACCATGACTCAAGGTTTGCAAATAGACTTGCACAACACGCCCCGCAATACAAAGATGTTCTTGGATTTAAGATTACAGACCACATCCCCGATTGGGAATTTTGTTGGGCTTGCTGGCCTACATCTAAGGTTATTGTCAAACACCGATATAAGGGTGGAATTCACGCAACCCATAATGCAACCGTCAATGCGGGGGTGTCGTGTATAACTGGGCATTTGCACAGCTTAAAAGTCACTCCATTTAGCGATTACAACGGGGTTAGATATGGGGTGGATACGGGGACGTTAGCAGAACCCGATGGCCCTCAGTTTACTTACGCTGAGTTAAATCCAAACAATCACAGGTCAGGCTTTGCAGTACTGACCTTTTTTAATGGTGAACTATTGTGGCCTGAGTTAATTCATGCCTTTTCTGAAGGGTGCATCCAGTTCAGGGGCGAGGTAATTGATGTGTCTGCGTTTTAGCCCTTGTAGGGACAATAAAGAGTAAAACGATATGAGTGCTTGGTTAATCGCCCTTGTGGGGGCAATTTATGCCTATATTGCTGTTGAGCAATTGTTTAAGGGCAACCCTGCTATGGCAGTTGTATATGGCGGCTATGCAATAGGAAATGTGGGGCTTTACCTTTTAGCAAAGTAAGCCCCACTTAATTACTCCGCAGCTTCTTCTTCTTCAGTATCTTCTTCAAACTCAATCTCAAGGCTGTCAACAGCTTCATAGTCAACCGCCCATTCATGCTCCTCTTGAAATTCAATAAATTCCTGAATGATCTGAATTTTCTCAAAGTCATGTGTTTCTACAGTGATTTTCTCAGCATCAAGCCAGCCAAAAGTAATCTCAAATTTCATGGTATTCCCCGTTAACGCAACCGATTGTTGCAATCAAATACTATGCTCAATTTGTGACAATTGCTTGCCATTCACGTTCGCCTCGCCCTGAATTAGATGTCACTTTTTCACCCGTTAAAGTGATAAGACCAAGGACTTTCATCTCGTTAAGCCGCCTGGCCACCTGATTGCCGTCAAGATCGGTGCGGGCTGAGATGCCATCCTTGCCCAACGGCCCATGCTTTTGCAAGCACTCCAAGATGATGATGTGATGCTGATTGGCTATTTCCTTGATTGAGTCGGCTGCTTCATAAGAAGTCACGGGGTCGGTTGCCCTGACCCGTGGGAACTCAGGAAATATTCTGTCAAAAAATTTCACATAGTCCATGATTTTTCCTCAGAATGGTGCGTCATCAATGGGTAAGCCTTTGAATTCTTCTCTAGGCTTTGGGGTGTTCATATATGCCCAGCCGTTCCAGCCGCCATCAGGCAGAGGGATGCTGTCAAGTTTCAACATCAGGCCGTTTTTAGTCTCAATGACCGAGCCGATGGTTTGATAGCGTGATTTCTCTTGGCCATCTTTGTTGGTGTACTTACCTGAAACAATGGTAATTTCGTAGACTTTAGACATTTTTGACTTTCATTAGTTGATTTATTTTGGTATCAAGTTCGGCAAGGAATTTGACGATTTCATCTTCAATCAGTCTGATATACATATCATCCCGTGGGACACGTTTTACAAACATCTGAAGTTCGGTAGGCAGTCGATTGTCAAAGCTGACAAAATCGCACCATTTGCGCCCTGTGCAAGCTATCTGAAACTGCATCTGGGTGTAGTATTTATTCGGCACAGACTCAGACAATAAAGTCTCAATATGTGTCGCAGTATTAGGGCATTTGATCTCAATCAAGCCATCTTCCCCAACAAGACCATCAGGAGACGCACCAGACATTTCTATCGTGGGATGGGGTACAAACCCCACTTCATCGACTAAAACGTCATAGCGGGCTTCATAGGCGGCTCTGGCATACGCCTCAGTTTCAATTCCATGTTGGATGGCAGCGTTGGTAAAACTTTCACCCTTCTGCCCTGTCAAGCGTTCACAGACTAATTGCGCCATGTAATTGTCACGAGTGGTTGAGTAGCCCGTCTTGGTTTTGGCAAGCACATCAGCAACACGACTAGCGGTGACTTTGCCGATGCGGATGTTGAACCAGGCTTCTGTACCTTGTTCCATAAGTTCAATCATTGGTTTTTCTCCATTAATTTTTCAAGGGCGGTGTCGATGGTGTCTCTTACCCCTAAACCGATTTCCATAATTTGCATGATTTCTTCATCTGTCAGCTTTGCCAAAGGTTTAAGGGTTTGCTGAACCTTGGCCTGTGCCGCCATGCCATCCTCAAAGCCTTTGCCATAAACTTCGTTGTCAGCGTCAATCAATTGTTTGATTAGGTTTAAACTTTCTTCGCAAACCTTGGTCAAACTTTCTACGGCTATTGCACGTTTGATAATCATGTGTTCTTTTCCTTTAACAAAGCAATAGCGTGATTAACAGCACTCATTCGATCAAGGTTTTTGTTGTAAAACAAATCAGTTAACTCATTCATAGATAAATCAATCCATATACGTTTTGATTCGTAGTGATATGACTGGCCTTTCATTTTGTTCTCACGCTCGATGCGTTCAAACTCATCATCTTCATCTGTATGGATCATAATTTTCCTTTTGCGCCACATTAAAGTTTTGCCTTGGCTTTGTCTTTGGCAGCAATGACTTTCATCTGCCAGGCTTTGTCGCCATCACAAGCCGCATAAGCGACTTTGTAGGCAATTTTTAGTTCATCTTGTGTGGTGGCGTTGTCGATGGCCAAGAACAAGTCAATCATGGTGTCAGGGTCAATGGTTGACTCAGGCTCTGCACCAGCAGGTAAATCTTCACCTGCGTAGATGTATAAACCAAG